CATAACGATCTATATTGCGCCGATATTGTCCTTAAAGATTACCAGAATAAAGTTAAGGAAATCAAAAAGCAAATAGAAACCCTTGAAATGAAGGCTATCGAAAAGCTGATTGAGGAAAAAGAGCAAGGCTCTGTCGGGCATATTGTAGGTAATACAGTTTATTCATACATGAGGGTAAACCCAAAACCTATAATTTCAGATGAAAGTAAAATACCAGATAAGCCACAAATTAAAGACGGCTTTATAGGGGAAATAGAAAATGGTGAATTTATCAAAAAAACCAAAATAGGTAAATTTTGGAAAGTCACTATTGAACTTAAAAAATCCGAAATCAATCAAGCTATTAAAGACGGCGATGTTATCGAAGGGGTTACGTTCGATAACGGAGGATACGCTTTAACACGAAAAACAAACTTGAAAGGATAAAATCATGCCAAACGTAAACAAATTTTATGGTGTCGGGCACTTAGGAAAAGACCCAGAGGTTAGAATGTCCCAATCTGGGATTGGAATCTCTAATTTCTCTGTTGGTATTACTATTTCCGAAAAGCAAAACGGTGAATGGGTAAAGGTTACAGAGTGGGTTAACTGTGTCGCATTTGGTAAACAGGCCGAATGGATGAAAGATGCGTCCAAGGGAGACTTGTGTATTTTTAATGGCCGGATGAAAACTGAAAGCTACGAGAAAGACGGCCAAAAAAAATACATCACTAAAATCATTTGTGATGATGTCCAGACTGTGAAAAAAGGAACTACCGAAAAATCATCGGATGTTAGAATGACTAGTAATATGCCAAGCGTCCATGATGATTTAGACGATTCAGAAATCCCATTTTAAGGAGAATATTATGAAAGATTTTATAATTTTTGTTAGTATTGCGCTTCCTGTTTTCGCATGGTTGACGCATTTGTTTTTTTGCTTCTCTCATGCGGCATGGGGATTTTTAATCGCTGGGGCAGTTTTTTTCCCAGTTGGAATAATCCATGGATTTTATTTGTGGTTTACATGAGAGACGCAAAGCACCTTAAGTTTTTAAGAACATTGCCTTGCTGTGTCTGTCTTAGGATGGACACAGTACAGGCCGCGCATTTAAGAAAAGACGTTCCGTTAGAGCATAAAGGCGGAATGGGCATGAAGCCAAGCGATTGTTACACAGTTCCTCTTTGTTATGAGTGCCACAATCGCCAGCATAATATAGGAGAAATTACTTTCTGGGATATCAACATTCATAAGGCTATATGTTTAGCTATTGAGTTGTTTAATGATACTGGAAAAAAAGAAAAAGCAATCCATAGGATTATAGGTTTTAATCGTGTACTTCGTTCTAAAAAATGATGATATAAAAAAGAACTGCATAGACCATATTCAATCACTTGATGGTGTGTATCGTGTTACAATTAAGAAGTACAAGAAAGACCGCAGTTATGCTCAAAACCGCTTAATGTGGATGTGGCTTGGCATTATATCTAACGACACAGGAGAAAGCCCAGAAAACTTACACGAAATTTTTAAATTGAAATTTCTTGGAACTGAAAAAATTCAATCACTTGGATATAATATTGAGATTCCAAAAAGCACTACGAGATTGACAACTCAAGAATTTACTGATTACTTGGATAAAATTGAGGCACTGGCAATGTCTATCAATATTCGCCTTCCTCACCCACAAGATTTATATTATGAGGCAATGACATGATTTATTCACAATACCCGCGGACAAAGGGATGGTATCATTTTAGAGGTGTTCGTTTTTATTATAAAAGTTTAAAGGATAGTGGAATGACCCTTTCTGAAATAGGGAAAATTTCTGGTATTTCACCGGAAAGAGTTAGGCAGCAAATTTTAAAATGTAATAGCTATAAAGCAAAGACATACAAAGAAACACGCGATGTATATGCAGACTTCAAAAAGCATTATGACGAGGTGATGGGATGAAAAAAAACTTTTACGCATTAGGCCGCCTTAAAACTGGCCAGATGAATAAAACAGAGTCCGCATACGCAAGCCACCTTGACGCTCTTATTCGTGAAGGATCTATTTTATGGTATAAATTTGAGGGCATGAAATTTAGACTGGCAGATAATACTTTCTACACTCCCGATTTTTCGGTAATGACAAGTGACGGCCAAATACAGCTTCATGAAGTAAAGGGGGCCAAGGCTATCTTCCAAGATGACGCTAAGGTGAAAATTAAGGTAGCGGCAGAAAATTATCCATTTGTATTTTTAGCTGTTTTCCCCATACCAAGAAGTAAAGGCGGCGGATGGGATTTTGATGCATATTAACCGCCGATTAACCATGTGATGTTATTCTAAAGATGTTCCCCCCAGAACGGCCCCCGCTAGAAATGGCGGGGGTTTTCTTTTGTGAAAAATATTTTTAAAAATGTATTGACAACATGAAATGGTTTCATTATATTAAAATCATAACGAGGAGATAACAACATGAAAACAATCACTGAAATAGTAAACAATATGACTTCCGAGCAATACATTCATATGTTGAATGTTTTCTTTGGCGAAGTGCCTGATGAAATTGCAAACTTGTCTGATGATGAATTGTTGGCAGAGTTGGGGGTTTAATATGGAAGCAATCTAGCATGAAAACATTGCAAGTTGAACCTATTGAATTGGCGAGGATGAAGTAAATGAAATATGATATATTAAATAGATGGTCAGGTGAAGTTATTTTTACCGCAGAAATCGAATGCGGAGATGATACACATTCATATATAAAACTTGGATTGGCAATAAAGTCAGCTATTAGAGTAGGCGCAAATCTGGAAGACGCAAATCTGGAAAACGCAAATCTGGAAAACGCAAATCTAATAGGCGCAAATCTAAGAAGCGCAAATTAATAGGCGCAAATCTAAGAAGCGCAAATCTAAGAAGCGCAAATCTGGAAGACGCAAATCTAATAGGCGCAAATCTGGAAGACGCAAATCTAAGAAGCGCAAATCTAATAGGCGCAAATCTAAGAAGCGCAAATCTAAGAAGCGCAAATCTAAGAAGCGCAAATCTAATAGGCGCAAATCTGGAAAACGCAAATCTAAGAAGCGCAAATCTGGAAGACGCAAATCTGGAAAGTGTAAAAAGTTTAAAAACACAACCGACGCAAACCATTATTTTGCCGGAGGGTGATTTAATTGTTTACAAAAAACTCGTTGAGGGCGTGGCAAAATTAAAAATACCATCATCCGCCAAACGCTATAATGCTACTGGTCGCAAATGCAGGGCAGAGTATGCAGAAGTTATAGAACTGCCGGACGGTGTCAAGGTTGGACATTCAAAATATTGTAATGATTTTGAGTATGAAGTCGGAAAGATAGTGCGCCCAGATAAATGGGATGATAATTGGGTCAATGAATGCTCAAATGGAATACATTTTTTCATCACAAAAGAAGAAGCGGAGAATTATTGAAATGACCATCCCAATCAACATACGCACAGTCGGTGCAATTATAATTTTACTTGGATATTGTTATGCGAAAGCGTGGGGGAATTTATAATGGGCGATATGGCGGATTACGATATGTACGAAAACATAAATAATGTCGGCAAATTAGAATCAACAGTTTATTCTTGTGGTGTATGCGCCGTGGACTGTTGAAGTAATATGGGCGCAAGAGTGCGGATGTGGACATGCTGTTAACGAATGCAAAGGTGCGGAATATTCAAAAGAGTTTAAGGCAAACAATAAACTTATAGAAACCACCCGCAACGCATTACCCGACCTAATCCGCGTGATTGAGTTGGCGGAGGAGGCTCTTATAAATGCACAAGCTACATTGCGATATTATCGTTTATACGATTTGGAAAAGGTAGAAAAAGCCCTATCAGAAATCAGAAAGTTGAAAGGTGAATAATGGAAAGCGGATCTTTTACAAGAGTATGTGGAAATTTAACCATCCATCCGGATTTACAAATGGCAAACTGGGCAAGTGTTGATCACATTTTGTATGATGATCAATATAAATGGCGTGAGCATTTTTATAAGCTATTGTTAAGCGATAGGAAGGATATTCCATTACCTATTATTTATAATAATAAAATGTATTTTTGCGGCGGATTAAGGCCACTAGGAATACAGATGAACACTGACACAGAGGATTGTATCTTCGGATTGGATGATGGGGTTCCTGTATATAAAATTGTCCCTATTGTTTCTTTACGGCAACCATGCGACAAAGAATACAATTCATTTTTTAAGCCAGTATTAGAAAGCGGTGTTATTAAATTAATAACAAATGACATTGAGGATTCATCCTACATATGTTTAAAAGGGCTTTCGTTTTTCTCATTTGATACAAAAATAATTTTGAACAAATTGTTTTATGGAAGAAAAAAGAAAACAATAAACTGGCAAAAAAGAAATCGCACACATAAAGAATATAAAGAATTGTTCATGTCTTATAAAGGAAAGGAAAGCAAATGACGAACGAACTCGGTGAAACAATAGACGAAATCATGTACCGCGCAAAACAAAAAAGAGAAGCTATAGAAGCGTTGGACCGGATTTATAGGGAGCCGTATCATAGCAAATCATTTAATGATTATTCTAAAATATATAATTTCTTACTTGAAGCGCAATAAAGAGGATTACAAATATAATGATTAAAAAGAATGGAAATGAATATAAAGTTGGAAATCCAATATTAAATAATGGAAAGAAATTTTATCCTGTTTTTCAGATTATACATGATAATTCATTAGAAAATGAAAGATATGGTTATTATTACCCACAAAAAAAATTAAAAACAGAAAAATGGCTTGTTTTTAGAAAAATATATCCAGAATTACCTTGCGAATATTTTGAAACAAAAGAAGAGGCTGAAAAATATTGTACAGAAAATTACAGTGTTGTTGAAGAAGATGTCGGCGAAGAAATGCTAGAAGAACAATTACAATCTAATAAAGATACCGAAGAAGTAAAAATCAAAAAATGGTGGAAATAATGACAAAAACAGATTTCTATAAATACCGTAAGAAAGCAGAACTTACACAGAAGCAAGCCGGATTTGTTATTAATAAAACAACACGTCATATTCAAAACTACGAATCTGGAAAATATGAACCTAGCCCAGCGGAACTTTCCGCACTCATGTTTCTGGCCGGAGTGACGGAAGAAAAAATTTTAAAATATTTGAAAAAAGTTATTGACAATGTGAAATAGTTTCGTTATATTGTTTTTATCAGGAGGAAATAAAAATGTTTTACGATTTTCAAACTTCAGAAGGATATGGCGGATATAACGCAAAAACAGAATCACAAATTCATGATATCATTCAGGATATTGTTGATGTTATGTTTGCCGATGGTTGCATTTCACAAGATGAAGAGTTTGATTTTGAGATTATTCAATTTGATGATGACCAAAATATCCTTTCACAGTACATAAAACATTTTACACCTTCTGCAAATGATGTGTATTTTGGTAAACTTCCACAGTCAGCTTTTATATAGGGAAATAAAATGACAACATTCGATTTAACGGAATTTCTAACATTAAGACAACGTAGCGACTGGCAAGGATGGATTTTATATCTTGATCTTGCAAACGATAACAAAAGAGGAAGAAATGTCAGAGCATTATAATACATTTACTTGGTATGATACAAAACCAAAAAAAATAGGAGCTATTAGGAAAACATTATATCTTTTGGGAATGATTTTAGCTTCTGCTATTTTTATCAATATTGTGATTAATGTTTTTGAAATTATTACAAAATAACCTAACGGGAGCCGCAAGTGATGAGGCGGTTCCCACCCTTTCTTGTGTAGCCGCTTGGCGGCGCGTCTTAAAACCCTGTGCATTGCGTCTGATCGCGGTGGAAGGTGTCAGGCGGCTACATTGGAACGGGGGCCGAAACGGTATTGGTTCGTGTGTTGAGTCCCGAACTTTACACATTTCCCCGTTCCAACCTATTCCTGACGTTGCTATGGCTGCAAGTCCAGTTATCAGCGTCAGGGGGCCGCAAGGGAGGCCGTAAGTGGTTGATCGCCGCACCCGACTGCTTAACGCGCTGGCATACCGCGTAATGTATGCCAAATATTTCAACATTTAGGAGGATAAATTGAACTTGGATGATCTAAAAATTGGTGAATTAAAACAACTGATCGCATTGTTTGGCGGCCAACAGCAGCCAAAGCGGCACCCGATGCTGGGAAAACGGGTGCTTGTCAGGACATATTCTGCTGGGGTCCACATAGGGACTCTTGAAGATGCGGATGGCATGGAGTGCAGGCTTTCTAATGCCATTCGGTTGTGGAAATGGGAAGGCGGCGGCCTAAGTCTGTCGGCAGTGGCCAATAATGGCATAAAAGGCGGGAGACTGAATAAGACGGGCGAAGTTTATTTGACAAATGCGATTGAATTTATTCCGACCACAGACGACGCGGAGAAATCCTATGAGAAATTTATTGAAGACTAACCACCACGGATACTCTGGCTCTGGCTCTGGCTCTGGCGTTGATTAAAAATACACTGCGTACGACCCCGGCACGTCTATAAAAGGCCTATTTTTATAGGAGGAAAATATGATCGAACTATTCAAAAACTACATGTTTGCAGGGGCCGGATTTACCACAGGCGCATGCTTAGTGATAACTGGGCTTGGCTACATCGGGAAAGCAATAAACTACGTAATCGGACTGGTGGTGTGAGATGAAAGAACAAGACATACAGGCAGCTTTAGATGCGTTGGATAGCAGCGTAGAAGGCGGAGCATTCTGCGTACATTTTCCGCAAGAATACCAGACAATCCGCGCCGCCCTCACCGCGCCAGACGTGAATGCGGAGCTGTTGGAGGCGTTGAACAAATCCAAGATTGCTTTGGAACGTGCGAGGTCAGAGAAATTTTTCAGCACACCAACCGCATTCAAGATTGAAACAGCATTATCTGCTATCGCACACGCCGAGCAGAAAGGTGGTGAGTGATGAATAAAGATTTTGAACAACAGCTATTTGAGGCGCGTGCAGGATTCTTTTTTATAGGCGGATTATGCGGGCTAATTCTAGGGGGATACGCCGCTCTTTCTGTTCTACCAGATATACCGGTGGATGATGTCTACAGACTTTGCATGGTAAAGAATATCCCGCTCGCAGAATGTAAAATACCACCGAAGCCATATATTGGAGGCCGCCATGAATAATGAAATGCCAGATGAATGCACAGTGTACACTGTTGATTTGGGTAACGGTGATTATCTAAGGATGCTGACACCGCCAACAGAATGCAAATATACTACAACCCGATACATCCGCGCAGACAAAGCCGCGCCACAACCACCAACAAAGGGAGGAATATAATGGTTTGGAAATTAGTGTTCCATCAATTTATAGACACGCCAGATTCCCTTTATAGGGATAAGGAAGGTAAGGAAATTCGTGTTTATCAGTGCGAAGATACAGGTAAAAAAGTAAAATATATAAATGGTGTAAAACAACCACCCAAAAATGGAGATTAGGGGATGGTTTTTCATGTAATACCAATAGAAGACCTAAGGGAGCACAAGGAGTCAACAGATTGTTGGTGCAACCCAAATATTGAAGACGAGATTGTGGTTCACAACTCAATGGATGGAAGAGAAAAGTATGAGACTGGAGAAAGAAAATTATCATGACGTATAAAATAAAAAAGCTTCCCCTTAATGAAACAACGGCTGAAGGTTCTTATTGGGCTGAAGTAAATGGACAAAAAGTTGGGGCAAACGGTCGTGCTTTTTGGAACACACGATCCGAGGCTATAGCTTGCGCCAGACGTTATATTTTAGCCGTAGAAAACACAGGAAGACAAAATGACCAGTAAAGACCAAAGCAAATTCCCATACGACATATCGGAAGACGGGACATTGACGACAGATCCGACAGAAGGGAGTCATGATATGCGTAATAATATCTTAAATTTTCCAGACAGAAATTCACCGGACAATGACTGCCAGTACAAAGATGACGGGGGAAGTTGGTATAAATACAGTGCTTCTTATGTGGATGGAGAAAAAGAGTTTGTCTTTTCGATATGGGCGCGATCTTTTGAAGACGCTGAACGTAGATTAAAACTACCAATGAAGATAAATGGACAGATTTTAACGGAGATTTAAAAATGATATCAGGCGATACAAGTGATGGATACCACACTTTCAACGAACTTTATGAACATAGACATATTTTGTTTCTTGCTCTTTTGTCCGCAAATAAAGACAAAGCATGGAGATCAAAGCTACATGATGATGGCAGTTTTCTAGATGGATGGTTTATTGCTGGTTTGAAAACAGATTTAGGCCAAGCTACCTATCATTTACCTTTAAGGATGTGGGGGGATTTTTCAAACATTCAAGAGTTAGAACACGCACCAAAATGGGATGGTCACACAAGTGAAGATGTTCTTACCCGTATTCGTGAATTTGCATTACACCCATCAAAGCAAGAGCCGCCCCCGATAGATGTCGAGGCGTTGAAACGTGAGCAGTCCTATAGCATAGACTTCGCCCCGCATAAGCATGGATTTGTGAAAGGGTGGAACGCCTGTATCGACAACCTCTCCTCTAAATATGATTTTGTGCCGAAGAACCATGTTCCTGCTGTCGGGAAAATGGTCGATGTTGAAGCATTAAAGCGGGAAATTGCGCCGATCATCTGGAGGGATTGGGATAACCTAATCGATAAGGAGCAAAAAGCGATTACTGCAATTGTCGACCACCTCGCCTCCGCTGGATACTGGCTAACTTTTAAGGACAATCGGATAATGCCTATAGCTGCTAAACATTGGATGCCACTACCAGAACCCCCAACAACAGAGGAGACAAAATGAAATTAGAATTAGGAAAATCTTACCGGACACGTGACGGGGAGAAGGTTGTTATTGTAAGCGTGGATGGTGGCTTAGGTATTCATTACCCATTTAATGGCGATAATAACCAAACGTATCGTGAAGATGGTCGGATGTATAGTGGACAAGAAGATGGTATTGATTTAGTTGCTTTGTGGGAGGAAGAACAAATTAAAATATTAAAAGACAAAGTAAATCATCCCGCACATTATAACAAACATCCATCCGGTGTCGAATGTATCACGATCACGGAACACATGTGTTTTAATCTTGGAAATGCAATAAAATACATTTGGCGTGCCGATCTAAAAAATAATGCCATGGAAGATCTTAAAAAAGCAGCATGGTATATAGACAGAGAAATTAAAAGAAGGGAAAAACAAAATGATTTTAATGACGATTCCGATTAAAATTATTGGAATTATTTTTGGGTTGATATATTGGCCATTTATTGACGGGGTAACAAAAGCAAAAGAGTTAATTTTAATTATGGAGAAATAAATGATTAAATATTCCGTTTTCATAAAAAACTGTTTCAATGAGTTATCCTGCATCGGGACAGCATTTCAACTATCGAATGGCTGCCTATGCCTTCGCCTTGATGCAATACCACGATCGAGCACAACGGAAATGATGCTTGTTCCAACCCAACCAAAGGCCGATGTGGTAGAATTGAAACCCGTCGATAGGAGTATATAATAATGCTGTTTGTTACGATTTTGTTTTATTTATACATGCAAATAGGTATTATTGTATGCTTTAGCTCGAATAAATATGACGGTTCAATGATCGGATACCTTGTATATGTCTTTACATGGCCGATTATGTTATGGAAGGGGAAATAAATGAAAGTCGAATTTCATTTGAAAAATTGCAAACGCGAATCAGATAAGCGTGTACAATTAGAACATATTTTCAAGATGGCTGTTCTTGATTATTGCCCGTCTGTCGAGAAATTGAGCGTCATGCGAGATGATGATCCCATGGAATACCTTCGGACGCTTCGCCGTGGTTGGTGGTCGCTTGAAGGACATATTCCCGCTTCCGAAATTGCCGGAATGTCTGTAGAATTTAGGTTTTTAAAATGATTAACGATATTTTAAAATATATTAAGCAAGGGTTAAGCTATTCGCAAGTTGCGAAAAAGCTTGGTGTTACAAGAAACGTAATTGCAGGAAGAATTAGACGATCCGGAAACGTTGGAATTGCTAAAAAGCCATTAGAAAAAGCAAGGGTATCAAAAGTTTCTAAAGTTGCCATAGATGGATCAGATTTTATTGGCATATCTATTATTGATATCAAAGAGCATCAATGTAGATTTCCAAACAATGACAAACGATTTTGCGGCAAACCAGTGTGTAAAGATAACAACTTCCCTTTTAGGGATTATTGTAAAGATCACTATAATATTATGAGGAGTCCTAAAAATGGAAAATAAAGAGCAACATCCCATTGGATTTGATCCAAAGACAAGAACATGGGTGACAGTTAGTGGGGAATATCCGTCATGGATGGAAGCTTTGCAAGCTGTTAAAGAAAAAATGGAAGAACATTCTTGACAATTAAATAGGAGTATCCTACATTAGAAAAATCATTCCTCCCTAGAATGACTAAAAAACCTTCCTGTGATTTCACCTCTGGCTAAAAACCAGAGGTGTTTTTTTACACGATATCTATATAGTCAACATCAAGGGATTCCGTTCCATAAAACGAGACATGGGCTTCTTCCCCATAATAATGCTTTACGGTATTTCTCAAATACCCGCGCATTGTTTCTGCCTTCGGGAATAGGAACGCAATTGGAATATCTGGGCTGTTTATGATGCACATCTCTTTATTTGGTTTATATTCTATGAACTGGCAATAATCTTCCTCCCCATATACTTTAACTAAATAAGTATGTACGTGAATCATAGCCCTAGTTCTCCCCTACAAATATCAATTGCGCGTGATTGCTTAACAATAAATATACTAACTGTTTTTGGTGTGATTGTCTCTGGTTTTTGCGGATGATCGCAAAGATTATTTTTTGTTGGAAGGGCTTGGCAAGCTATCAATAGTTGACTTGATAAGAGGAGGCACAGGGGAATTATCGTTAGCTTTTTCAATTTGCGCCACCAGTTTTTCGTATTCTTCAAATGTGTTTTGTATCTTACTCATCGCCGCCATGGATGCGTTATATTGGTCATACGCAATCTCTTTATCTCGTGTGGTATAACCCCACTGATAAGACGCATACATGGAAGCTATTAGCAAAAATAAGCTAATAGCATAAGGTAAAACCTTAAACATTATTTCTTGACCGGTAACACCGAGAATAAATCAAGAAAACGAACGACCTTACCTAAGATTTGGTCGTCTCTTGTTGATGGCGTAATCCCGACAATAACAGTTGCCAAAGATACCGCGTAACCGACACCAGCCGCAATATCTTTATAATGCTCAATAATCCAGTCCATAATTTTATCCTACTCTTGAATTTGTGTGCTTACTGTTGTTACAACACCTAATTTATCACAGAAAGATTCTGCAATCCATAAGCTTCCTTCATCGTCATGAAAATAACATTCTCCGGTTTTTTGCATTTTAGTTACCTACTCCTTTTAGTGAAACATAACCAAGTGTAATACCGCTACCAGCCGCCGATACAATTGCCCGTGCAAATTTCCATTGCAGAACATCAATGTTGGATGTTGTTTGTGTAACACCCACAGTCGTATTGATTGTGGCAGGAGATAAAAGAGACACCCAGTTTGTCCCATCGTCCGATACTTGTAGGGCAATTGTCGCTGCTGTTGTTTGAGCAGTGATGTATACTGATAGGGCAATGCTATTACATCCTTCAACCAAATAAGTTGGGGTTGTAGAGTTAAGCGTGTTTGGTACAATCGTGCGATCAACAAACTGTACTTGCAGGCTTGTAACTGTATTGCTTTGCAAGCGGTTAATTGCCCGTGTAAATGATGGGCTAGTACCAGCAACTGTTTGCACATACCGGATACGGTTTCCACGCATTTTAAGCAATGGGGAACGGTACATTCCGATTGCTGTAATACGCGGGAATTCATAAACACGATACCAGTTAGTTCCAGAATCATCTGATTCCTCAATAGCAATATCAAGGGTTGGAGATGTTCCAGTCACGGCTGTTACCGGAATATTCACCTGATATGTTGATCCAAATGTTGGGGTAACCGCTGTCGTTGTTGTAGTTGTAGTTAACGCCGCGCTTGCTACATCCGCTACAATTGTAGGAATAGGGTTTTGCGAAGATCCGACCGTTGTAACGGTTGTTAGTGTAGTAATAGCAGATATAGCCCCGCCAGTAAGAACAACAGGAACAGAAGATGATGCGTCACCTGCCGGACGTGGCATGATCTCGACACGTTGGCGTTCAAAATCCAGAATACGAACAAAGGAAATGCGCAGATCGGTCCGTTTGATCACGGCGCCGCCACAGTTGGTGGATGTAATGTCCGATCCGGTTGGTGCGGTTCCAATAGGCTCAAGAACCAAGCTTGTTGTCTGGATATCACGGACGCGATATGGTCCATCTAAACCAATATCTGCACCAGTTGCAGAATCTCTCATGCCATGGATATTAACGTAATCACCAATAAGAGCTCCTGACCAAGTCGCACTTCCGACCACCGTCACAATATTGGATGTACGGGCAACCGATTGCGCGGCCATAGTTAATGCGCCTTGCTGGACTTGTCCACCATTGACGCGGGAGACATAACCTCCATAGGAGGTGGCTGTCACGGCTCCGCCAATAACAATGGTAAACGTGGTCGCGTCAACAACCGAAGCCACAGCAGTCGCCACAGCCAAGTTTGGGAAATTGGTAAAATCACGAATACCGTAGATATTGACGACATCAGTTGTAGTTAACCCATGAGATGTAGCGGTAACAATAGTGGCGGTCGTTGTCCCCGTTTTTGTTGCACTCACAATCTTTGCAACAGGAACAGTAAGTGATTTGTTGTTTGTCGCACGGAATCGAATAAAATAATCCTCTGATTCCATTGGAACGACCTGCGTCCGTTTGTAACGGCTGTTTGATGTCCCGATACTATCTACAGCCACATCCGACCATTGAACACCATCGATAAATTGGTATAGGCGGTATTCATCGGTTGGTTGGAATGCATAGGTGGCAGCGGCATTAATTGCTTGTACCGATGCGGTTGTGAGAATTGATGCAGAATGGCTACCTGTGATAGTCCCAGATGGCAAAACATCACCAGAATCAGATCGTACATAGAAAGAAGCGTTTGTTGCGACCGCGTTTTCAAAAATCATGGACGTGGCGTTTTGCGCATAACCGGCAGCAGACCTTAAATAAACATAACCAGAGGTGAATGGGCCAGCCGTGACAGATGGAATTGTCCCAGCAGGGCCAGCAGTACAAGTAAACTGTGTTGCGGTTGGGGTTGTTGCAACAACCAAAGCTGGATAATTAAACCTGCTATCGACACAATCACGAATACCGATGCGCATTCCGACCTGTAGATTATGTGGTTCCGAGGTTGTTACCGTCAAAACAGTTGTAGTTTGAGAAATAGATGCAATTTGTTTATCATTAATTGAATCAATTAACGGTTCATTAGACACCATCTCGGTAGAGAATTCTTGCCCAACTGTCCGTTGTGACATGTGCAACCCAAAAGACGCCTCAAACGGCATAGAAAACTTTGGTTTTGATTTCAAAGTGGTAACGGTACCGCTAACCAATGGATCTTTGGAAATAACCAAATATGACGCCGCAGCAGCATTACCATCAACCATAATAATATCAGACGTAGCTTTGTCTTCTATCCACAAATCATTATTAACGTAGTTTTCAAAACCTTCTCGGAGTTTTTTTAAAAAATTTGATGTATATACTCTATCAACCATATTAATCTCCTTAAGAGGTTGTTTTCATTAAATCTGTTACTCGTTTTGCCCTATTTGGCGTTTGTTTCGCCCATAAACTATCTAAAGCACTATCCGCGGCCTTATTATACTCTTTTTGTTTTAATAATCCAAGTGTCGTTTTGAATTGTTTCAACTTCTTGATGCCCAGTTGAAAGCACATATTAGCAAGTGCCTGTTGTGCATTTTCCGGCATCGAACGCCACCAAGGTAAGTTCTTATCCAAATCGTTCTCAACCCTGATAATATCATTTTCTAATAGAAACCCAGCCTCTTCTTCTGATAGATAACCACCCAGTCTTTCATCAATCATTCTACCATAACCAATAGTCAGATATCCAAGACTATCTTTATAAGCAGAAGGTTTAAATCCCTCGTCTTGTTTCAGTGATTTTGCAAGTTTAAATCTATCCATAGATACTAAAGAACTTTCCTATCCATGCGCCAACCGCGCCAGCTACACAACCAATCACATAAATCATGCCCTTAGCCTGTGATCGATCATGCTCCAAAGAGCTTAAACGCATTTCATGGTCGTCCGACACATTACGGAATTCGTCCTTAAATTCTTTCATTAGACGCAACGTCATTTCTGTGCGTTCATCAATGCGCCCGATCATTTGGTTAAGGTTTTGATCCATATTAACCACCTTACCTCATATCACACAATAAATAAATTGATGGCATTTTTTAGTCTCCTATGTTAATCATATTTGCATGGATATTGAATTTTATATTTCTTCTTTTTTAATTGGCCTTGTTTATGGGTTTATTATTCCTTTATTGCGCCGGACTGTTTTTGATAGCAAGTCCAAGTGGCGCAGAAACGTATCTCATAAAATCAGGAGCTTGAGAGCCAACCTTTCTCAAAATATCAGGTCGTTCGGTCAATATCTTATTGACAATTTCTGATCCTTTTTTGGAATATAATCCGCCAGTTAAAAGCCCTGCACCTAAAAGATATGGTGTCAATTGGCCTCCATTATATTGATCAGCTATTCCTGCACCCCCAAGCAATCCTGCCCCCATTAAAAGACGCGATGCTGTTCCACTATCATTTAATTTCTGTGGCAACACTTCTTTCGCAGCAGAGGACAAATCTTGCATTAATGCTGCACCTTTAGCAAAAGACCCTTTGTCTTTTGATTTATCTAATACTTTAACGGCATTTTGTAATTGGGCAGGAGAGAAAACCCCTTCATTTGTAGCTACAGAAGATGCGGCCTTCTGAACACGTTTAAAGTTAGCATATCCTTTATTGATAGATGCTAATTCTTTAGCATAATCTGGATTTTGTCTTGATAACATATCTCTCAAAGAAGATTGAACCTCTTTAAATGCTCTACCTAATTGTGATTGATACGCATCACTAGAGTTTAAGAAGCCTTTAGCTGCCTCCCCTAATTCGCTTTCAATTTCTTTCAATGATTGGCCTGTTATAGAACCATTAGGAGAAACCCTGCTTCCCAAAACTCTATCCATTGTTGATTGAAATACTTTTTGTTCTTGTTCGGGCAACCCAGATTGAACCATATCATAAACATTACTAAGTTTAGATTGCAATTCATCATCAAGTTTTCCTGTCATTTTTGGAAGCAATGTTTCGTATTTATCTGAAAGTTTGTTTCCAATATATTCGATTGCATCATGCCCCATAATATTATCTGGGATCGACTCCCCAATAGGTTTTAATGCACGATTATAGGCAGCTTTGTTTAAGTCTTTAATAGACCTATTCTGTGCAGATTTAATGATATCGCCAACAATAGGAACCGAAGATAATGCATCTTCCGCCCGTTTAAATCCACCACCAAGAGTTTGCCCTATAGTAAGCCCAACCCCTTCATTAGCCAAATCTTTAACAGACTGCAATGTTTTTGGACTTAGTATTTTTTCAATACCAGCCCCTGCAGCTCCTCCAACTCCTCCAGATATTGCTCCCCCAAATAATTGTTCAGCTTTATTTCCCCAAAAATTATTTTTATCATCTACTGGAGTAGCAGCACCATATATAGCCCCTTGGCCTGCACCCATAGCCATCTTTCCACCAAGAGTTGTTGGTGTAGAAGCGCCACCGCCTATCCAATTAATAGGACTAGCAACATTACCAGCAATTTTTGCCCAGTCTATACCATCTTCTCCAGACAGTTTACGATTATAATCGTATTTATTTTCAAGGTTTTTAATTGTTGTGTTTATCTTTTTTTCATTAATTTTTTTGTATGTCTCACTGACTGGGTTTGGATATAGTCCTCCTAATGACGTTACCGCCTCCAAACCTTTTCCTATAAGTTGCCCAGCCCCCATAATAGGTTCCATTACACCAAAAGATGCCCGTTGGTATGCGGGAAAATAAGTTTGATTTAATTGTGGCTGTTGTTCCTGTTGCGCTTGCGGTTTATAATTCTCTTGAACATGCGCCAAAATATCTTCTTGGGTTGCGCCCTCTGGGGCAGTAACCCTTAATATTTTTCCGTCTGGTGCGGTAATTTGAAAAACTGGCATTATTGAACAACCTCTATTTTCCAACCATTTTGAGATATAGGTTCTTTGCTAGATGGATTTGGCTCTTTACCTAGTTTTCCGCTGCCATACATATTGGACAACATTTCTAATGTTGATTTCCTTGCCTCATAAGAGGCATTTGGATTATCAATAGAATCGAGCATTGTTTTTAACTCTTGGTTTGAGTTTAATTGCTGTGCGCTCATTCCGGTGGTTTTTTGGATAGCCCTTAAAACTGCCAATTTCTGGGCCGCTAATTGGTCACGTAAGGTTTGTTCAGGCGTACCTAAACTTCTCCCGATTTGTTGTCCAGATGGAAGTAGCCCAAATAAAGCTCCATCTTCTTTATTCGCCATAGATGCTATAATATTCTGAAATACACCAGATTTTTCGCTTGTTATTCCGCCTTTTTCTTTCAATGTGTCAAGTTTTGACGACATACTAGACAAAATATCATCTAGTTGTTGTTGGCCTTTAGATTTTTCCTCGGCATCTTGTTTTGATTTTTCCGCCTCTTTTGTCAACTTCATAGTTTGACTTTCGTAAACATCTTTACTAATCAATCCTTTTTGATAATCGCTTTGCAATTTTCCGGCTTCAGTAGATGCGGTCGGATTGTTTTTCTTATCCATATAATCAGCATAAGCTTTAATATCTTCCGTTTTACCTGATATGGCTTTATTCATAGCAAGGTCGAATTCTGTTTGGTCGAATTTTGGAGCTTGTGCCGATTGATAAGCTTGTGCTCCTTGTTGACCACCTTCCATTTGTGCGATAGCAGGGGCAATACGTTCAACGTCTGCGGGGAGTAATGGTTGATTAGGTGCTAATCCGGTTTGCTTTGACACAAAATTTATATAATTCTGTGTGTCATTCTCGCTTGGTGGCGCCCAAGTAGAAACAACATTTTCAATCGTTGGTATGTATCCTTGGCCATATTTTGACTGCATAACAGGGGATTTACCAGATAATTTCAAAGCAAGATCACGCAACATTGCGCTTTTACCTTCTTCCGGTGTTGTATATTGTTGGAAGTCGCCCGTTTGAGGATTGCGAAGGTTTCCAAAGTTATTGTTACGTACAGACAACGGAGATGATTGGTTTACATCACCACCCATTCCGTACTGTTGCAATGTTTGATTAATACGGAAGTTTTTAAGTTTTTGCTCACTCTCTTTATTAGCCAACTCTGCGCGTTTTGTTAGTTCATCCAATTGGGATAATGGATTACTTTGATCTAAGGCCGCCGCACCATATTTATCAGGATCAATTGATGCAAGTTGAGCTAATGCAGTTTTATAATCGCCACCTTGGTTAAGCGATTGCATAACTTGCGCCGCTTGATTCCTTCTAGCCATTTCTTGATCTAAAATAGATTGTTTCATCGCCAATTCTTGTTGGAATTGTGCTTGGTTCTGGCTTATTTTTTTGTTTTCTTGTTGTGCATTTATTGCATTACTATACATATTGCCATATAATTCAGGCCTTGCGCGTGCCAAATCATAAAGGTGCGCCATTTGGTTATTTTGTTCCCATTGATTATAAATAGGCTGCGCTTTTTGCGCAAAATCGCCTATATTTTGCAATGATGATCCAAGTTGTTCAAGAAAAGACATTATTAAGCCCTTTTAAATTTCACGCCAATTTTATCGTAATCCACTGTCATATATCCATCTCGTTCGCCAATAGCACTTGGATCAATATCTTTAACCTCCTGTGCCATTACGCCGATATATTCAACATTATCCGGATCATTTTTATATTTAAATTTATAAATATTATGGCCATTTTCTTTGCCAACAAGTTTTATGTCTTTTTTCAATCGTTCATCCGAAAACATACTAGCAATAGATGATGCTGTATTAAGTAGCCCACCAAGCCCGCCGCCGCTTTTTATTGTTTGGGAAGCTTGGGACTGGGCAGGATAAAATCCACCAGTTCCTGATAACATACCAGCAAGAGCATTCAATCCACTAATAGGAGCTTGTTTTGTTTGCAAATCAAGAGCACGTTGATTTTCAGCTTGCGCAAGTAAATTCTGAATGTTTTGTTGGTTTTGCCCTAATGCAGTCGATTGAGCGGTGTTGTAATTACCAGCAAGAGCCGATCCGATTGCGCTTAATCTAGCTTGGTCGGCGGCCCCAGCATTCAAAAACTCACGGTTAGACCCCATTTGTCCAGCCGAAGAAAGAGCATTTTTATAAGAACTATAATCACCCTCTGCCTGTTTATTAATTCCTTGTGTGATATAATCTTGGAATGGGTTCATATATTGAGTGATTAACCCTTGTAAAGCAGTGCTATTGGTCGGCAATTGCATCAAGTTATAAGCTTGCGATTCTTGCGGTGTTTGGCCCAATGGTGTAAACATTCGTGCGCCAGCACTTCCAGTAAGCTGGGCCGCACCTTGATTTGTTATAGTGTTAAGAGCCGATTGCATTTCCTTTGGAAGTGCATAAAAACCCGTGCCTGGTGTTGTTGTTTTTTTTGATCCCAAAAGGCCGCTAAAAAAACCCATGTTTCATTACTCCTAAAAACTGGATAGCGCGACCCTACGCCACACTAATGTACCAGAATTATTTGTTAAAATAAAGAGATAATTCGTATTATAGTTAAAATCTCCCTCACGATCTTGTCCTGATACAACATCAGAAGAAGAGGTCGGAACCTTATTAACTTTCCTCCCAGACATATATACATTTGGGAAATTATTCACTTCTGTAACATCATCCACACGTAGGCGAATGATTTGCTTTAAGAAGCTCATTATCCCTTCTGGGCTGTTATCAAATGTTGATGGATATCTATCCACTATGCACCGTCACCAGACAATTGTTTCTCTTCAAACCATTTACCCATATTCCAGCCCGTAGTCGTTGATCCAGAAATTGTATATTTCCAATAACGACCGTTTTGGGTTGTCTCAATACGTTTATTATCCGCTGCGACCGTATATGTTTTTGAGCTTATAGGTGTTGTTGATTGCGGCCATTGATACATGTCTACTTTAACATTTATGCTGCCAGTTTGGTAACTATCAGGAATAATTGAAACGAGTTTTACCTCTTTTTTTCCGGCAGTTATAAAATTAGATGTGAGTGTGAATGATTGCGGAAATCCATAAGGAGGCTGTAAATCGAATGTCCATATATTTCTATCTTTATCAACATAATATGGATATGTTGAATTAATCTCTGGGGATTCCGCACACGTAGCGGCAGATGTGTCCATCCACCATGTTTTTTCAACCACATTTGTAACCGCTACTCTATCAGTATCACTTGTTGATGTATTTGATCTATAATGCCAGCGGATTTCTTCATATTTAGGGTTATACCAACAAAACGCAGTGCTCAATTGTGTAACGTCTATATTATCATAAACATAATTGATAATAGTTGATCGTGGTTGAGAATTCGCTGGCATAACCTCAACGGCACCACCCGCCCAACGATACCAGTTATTACTATCCATCCAATAAGCAATATTATTAACTGCGACACCGCCTCTTTGTGATATAATGCCAATATTATCGGATAAAGGCTTAATATCCCAAATATTTGGAAGACCGATATGTTTAAATGTATAACATTTCTTTGCAGTAAAAATGATATTTGTATCGTTGACAGATATATGAGATATTAAACGACCTGCCCCCTCTATGTTGTCGTCATAAACTTGGTTGGTGTCTGTTGCTGTCCAATTAAACAAGTTACCTTGATCGCTTGTTGTGATCCGGTTTTCAAATCCATTCTTCCCGAAACATACAACTGTATTATCAGATACAAACATATAATTTACGTTGTTCGGGCTGTTTGTGACACGCACAGGGGCCGTTGTTAAATTACCATCCCAATAATACAAATACCCTCCGTCACCCGGTGTCATAAGAATATAGTCACCGAAACGTGCGAAACTCCAAACGCGGGCATATTTTCTTACACTAGAAGATTGCTTTGATACACCATAAAGACCTGCCCCATAATATCCCATACCATAACCAGACCCAATACTTTCAACATCGGATCCAGATGGTATTTGATTATAAATAACAGTTGATGCTCCGCCTGCAGCCGTTACAGAAGAAGTTGCAACACCAGATGTCATCACATAAAAATATGTACTTGTTAATCCCCTAACAAATAATTCTGCATTTATTTGTGGGGCAGTAATTCCGCCGAATGCGGTTGCACCTGATATTTTAATCCGGTTATAATTAGAAAAATTTGTTGTTGTCATCGTAACTTTAACAAGCCCAGAAGTAACAACTACAGAAGCACCGCCGCCTGTTGCGGTTGATGTGGCAATCGCCCCAGCATAAACATAATATTTATTAGTTGTTGTTGCCCATATTTTTCTGACCCCATTAATATTAGCGGCAAGAATTCCCCCTACATCACTACTTCCCGAAATAGTTATTGTGTCACCAATATAATATAAAGATGCATTAACATCAGATATAACTAAAATATTTGATCCAGATATAGTTGATATAGGGTTATTCGCTAATGTTGTATAAACAGTGCCTAAAGAATTAGGAATAGCTGTAGATGTGTCTTGTAGTGGCGTTATATTAGTAACAACCGATCCGTTAAAGCTATATACGCCATTACTTTTTCCAATGAGATTATAAAGTTTTCCGTTGATGTATTGGGAGTAAAAGTTTCTTGCTTTACCACCGCTATTTATCATTAACAAATTGCCTTGATAATCTAAACCTACAGTTCCGTAATTCCCAACCGCCTCCGGAGAACCATTCCGGAACCTGATTTTATCACAAAATGTCCAGTGCTCCGTATTTAGATTTGTCTTATCCATATACGGTTGAACGCCGATGGTTGGCGATATTTCACTGATTTGTGATGTGGTTGTGCTCATTTATACTTTTCTCAATCCATAAATGCGGAAGGTTCCAGATGCAATATTACCAGTAGAAGCTTGAAATCTTAAGGCATTAACTGCGGAAGTTGTTTTTATTTCAGCCGACCCAGTTATCTTTACAAGGGCATTCGTTGAAGTAATATTATACTCTGAATTATAACTTAATCTTTTATTTCTAGCCCCCATTGGATTGTGAAATTTTATTGTTGCATTAAAACTTTGACCAGCATCATTTCCTATATAACCGGCCCCACCTCCGGTTGATGTCAAAATAATTCCACTTGCAGCAGATGAATTCACAACGCTATATGTTGTGCTTGTGCTTAATATTGCGTGATTAGAATATTGATTAGTCGATCCGCCAGCCGTATATGTTGATCCATTATCTATAGATCCGTATACATAAATACTTGTTGCGTTTGTTGCAAGAACAACTTCTATTAATTCAATAATATATGTATCATAATCAGACGTTATTTTGCTAGTGATATCAATTGTTGCAGAAGAGCTTGCGGTATAAGTGCCAAGAAGATTAATTCCCATCTTAATATCTGATCCACCAGATATAACACTCCATACACTTCCGTTCGAAACAACAACAACAGAGGAATATTGAGACGATAAAGCATAAGTCGCCGCACCATCAATTGTATCTGCACCATTAGGCGTCAATGTCACAGCATTTGCAGAGGAATCCGTCTTCTTAAACGCAACTTTAAAACCATTCCCAGCTGTTGCTGCAGAAGGCAATGTGGCAATTATCGCTGCAGATGTCGCATTACAAAGATAAATTTGCCCAAACTCTGTCGTTTGAACAGTAAATGATGCGGATTTATCAGACGTTACACCACGCAATAATCCATCAATAGCATCTATGTCACTATTAAGTAATCCACCCCACTGATCAGCGTCTACTGGGTCATTAACTGTTGGTTTGGCAAGATTAAAATAAGATGTATATGTAGGCATAAGACCACCACTTCCGTATAGAGTTATGCCTCTCGGATTTGATTATTCGAGAGGCTGTATTATTTATTGATATACGTAGATATCAAGAATGGACGTATCACCAGCAGATGATTTGAATCCAATCGTCCCGACAATGCCGGGTGTCAACGAGCTAATGTAAGACGCTCCGGGTGTTCCCGCAATTGTATTCACGTTTTGCAATACAATGCTTTCACGATCAAGATTAGGAACAGAAATCGTTACTTCAGTAGTTCCGTTCAATGTTACTTGACCAACACGCGCACGTTTCAGTGCGCCAAAAGTAAATTCACCCATTTTATAGTCTCCTACGTTGTTAAATATGAGTTGATAGTCAACACACCACTACCAGTTAATGAATCAGAACGCCGTTTCAGGTTAAGCTCTTCATCTTTGGCACGTGCCGTGTAATATTGTTCCATATTAGGATCTTGTTTATATTCCGCATAAATCCGTGATAATGCGTTATAAATAATCATTCGGTCGGCATATAATGTAAAATCATTTGTATCAGTGCCATTTACCAAATCCGCATAGTCTTTAATATATCTTAAGGTTAAATCATAAGCAATATTTGGGTAAAAATAAACTTCAAACTGTTGGCTGCGATATGTATATACGTAGGGGATACCAATACCTTCTACGTTTGATCCATCATAAACATCAGATGAAATTTTACGAAGCGGGTAAAACAGGTTTGAATAATGAATTGTTAGGCCTCCAGATTGCAACTCAACCAGAAAATCAGCAGGGATATTCGGGATAACTGGATCGCCTTGATTTAAAGTAATAATAGTTGATTTCTCGTTAAACCAAAACACATGGTATTTATAATACCGTAATGCGTCATTGATAACGGAATCAACACTGGCAGAAGTGACAGACGTAAAGGAGGGGTCTTGCAACCTTTCCGCTATCTTCGTTCGAATTTCTGCCAGTGTTGCCATTGGTGTTATACCAATCCGTCATATGCCAGAGTGATCTGGGCAGAGATGGTTCCGGCCGTAGTGGTAGTACCACCACCAGTCGTTACCGTAATCCACCCATCAGCAGCCGCAACAAACGTGTATGCCGTTGCAAGCCCGGTGACAGGGATGATCCCGCCAGTTTGTGGGATGGTGGATGCACTTACAAAAGCAGCAGGAGCGTTTGTGTAAGTCACGTTATCATCGTACACATAACCGACAGACGCAGTTACCGCTGTACCTGTATCGATATCGGTCGTAAATACTCCCGATGCGTTACAGATAAATCGTGCGCCTTTACGGAAAGGAACCAGACCGATAACCGTACCGGATGCGGTCGAAGATGGTACGGTAACCGTAACAGCTTCTGTACGCAATGCGCCCGAGCGGTCAACTTTCGCTCTGTTATAATCAACAGCAGTACCGCTGTATTTAGATGGATAAAGTGTAGGTGCAGTCATTTTAAACCTCCGTTATTAAATGCTGTGAGAAGCGGCATAGGTGGAGATAACAATCACACCGATATCGTCTTTTCCGGTTGGGGTCATTTTCTTAGCACCATAAATCATACGAGCTTCCATACCTTTGAAGTAATCGTAATCTTTCATTTGTGCGAAGAATTTGACTGGTACATCATTGTCGCTCAAGCGGCTACCGAATGGGGAAGCGAACGACAGAGCGTCACGACCAACCAACAGACCACGGCGAACGGTTGGGATAACCGCAGAAGTCGATCCATTAACACCATAAGGAGTACGTGGGGCTTCGTAAATATAGACGTTACGATACTTACCAGCACAAACCATGTTGTTTTTGAAACGATTCTCAATAAAGTTATCTTCCGAAGATCTCTCAAGGGTTGACAATTGAACATTAAACCATTGGGCTTTACCGATGGAATCACGCATAAGGTCCACGATTTGCTCTGGAGACAGATACAAGTCGTATGTGTTACCATCAAGCATTTCAATTGGCTGCAAGGTCAAGCTTGCCGCTTCCAGTGCGCTATCAATCAAGTCCAAAGACATTTTGTCAGATGCGGTTAAAGCCTGATCACTTGATCGTCCACTTGCTCTAACGATACGGTTAGAGGTTGGCGCAACAATCGAGTTATGGCCTTGAACATGCAACAAGTCAGTGCTATTTGCGTAAGCAGTACCACCAATTGTCAAAGACGTAGGAGCCGCACCAGCCAATTGATACAACACAGAAGTGTCAACTAGTTCAGCGACACGGCGTTGCAGTTGGCGTTTGGCGACTTCATCGAACTTGACGTAGGTACGTTGTTGTTCGATCGTGTTAACGTTAGGGTTCAGAACACCAAGACGGGAAACGTTCATAACCATGTTATGAGATTTCAGGTCAAGAGCCTCTTCGTTACCATCCAAAGTTCCGCCCTCACCAACAGGAACGCCGAGCAGTTTACCAGCATAAGCAAAGGTAACTTGGTCGCCGACTTTGTTAGATCCAATCAGCTCTTCAGGGGTATAAATTGCACCACGGGCCATCATGTGACCGAACACGGTGTTTTGGAGAGCTTGCAACCAAGTCTCCATTTCCCAACGTTTTACCGTTAGGGAGTTAGTCGAAGTCATTACAGTAGTGGACATTTGTCACTCCATTGTTAAAGAATTAAATTGATTTTTCTTTAACCGCTACCCGATATTGTTAGCCTCGTGAGGGCCTACTTTTTTGTTAGGGCGGGAGTGACCCCGCCTAGTTCCGCGATTGGAGCGATATTGTTAGCCTCGCATTGGCCTAACTTTAAAGCAAGTCGTCAGCTAGTTAATCAGCATAGATTTTTACTTTATCATCTGCCGATAACCGTGCAAAATCTGATAACGTCATTCCATTTGCATGGTCTTTTGTCAGGGCATTTCCGGATGACCCACGACCGCCAGCAGATAGAGGAGTAGCAGCTTTTGCTTTATTCTTTTTGACAACTTCAAACGTATCAACTTTTTGAGGTTTATCCTCTTTATTTTGATCCTTTTGTGGCCGTCCATATACTGATACCATATAATTATACATCGCGTCAACAGGATTTTGCCCATTTTGTGCAAATCGTGCTGCAAGCTGTACTTTCTCCAGTTCAAGCTGTTGCCGGATGGATTGTTCCGTTGCATTTGGATTGAGGAATTTCTGTTTCGCAACCTCACGATCAAACGCATTTTTCACAACATCATAATAATCCTGATTAGCTTTCGCGTAGTCACTTTCCATACTCGAAAGCTCTTGCTTTGCATTGTTCAAGGTCATTTGATACTGGATTTGCTTAATCGTATCCGCAAGCTCAACTTGGCCTTTTTGGCTTTTCTGAATGTTATTAATCAACCAAGCCTCCGGATCGATATTAGGATCAATCTCTGGTTCGGCTTCTTTAGTTGGTTCTTGCGCCTGCTTCTGTTGCGTCATAAGCTGCTGCATCATTTGCTGCATTTGCTCATTCTGCTTGCGGAAATATTCACGCTCTTCGTTTGCTTTGGCTAATTGCTCTTCGAACTCTTTTGTCCGGCGGCGTTGATACCCAGATACTTTTTCTTTGTCTGGATTTGGTTCGGTTGGGGCTTCTTCTTCCTCTTTTTCAGGCTCTTCGGAATGATCTTCTTCCTCTGCTACCTCTTCTTTTTCAGGCTCTTCCGCCTTCTCAACATCCTTGATTTCGCCATCATTGATGGTTACTTCGTCTGGAGTTCCTTCTAGTTCGTTCAGTGTATCAAGTAGACCCATATTTTTACCTATTATGCATTTATCCGGATTTGTTGATTTTCAGGCGAAGACTGCCGGATAACAGCGTTTTCAATCTCCGTCTGTTCTGTTTCGCTAACTGTTTTATTCGCGTCAGCGTTAATCTTTTTGATAGATGCAATCTCTTTTTCTGCACGTACCATGTTAAGGCTTGCTTGTGTGAGGAGGTTTTTGATTGCGGCCTGATTGCCTTCATCTTGTAATTGTTTGATCTGTGCCTCAAGTTGCTGCACGTATTGCGGATCTATCTGCGCGTCTTTCGGTATAAACAACTCTGTTATTTTCTGTACGTCTGCCTGCTCAAGGTTCGAGTATTTAAGCGCCATGGTGTACAAGAGTTTGGCGGATTGCGCATCACCTACAGTCAAAAGCTTATCGGCGATGCTTACAATTAAAGTCGCACGCTCTTCTTTCTGGGTCGCGCTGTCTGGTGCTTCTTGGATTGCAACGTCATATTGATCGACCATGTTGTCCAAAGACATTTTGACAAACTGCATTACCCCATCATCGACAACACGGAACAATTGCCCGTCATTGTTTTCGACAAGGATACGCATAAGCGGCAGCATAAGGCGGGCATGTTCTTTTTGATACAAACTAATCGCGTCAAAGAACGTAGCAAGGGTGGATGTAACTTGCTTAATGCGTTGGCGTTGTAATTGTGCCGTTTCCAGTTTGTTTTCAGACGACCCAAGGAAGGAAGGATCAATACCAGCAACGTCTGGAAGAGCGGAATCCGCAAGTTGGATTATTGTCTCTGCTCCCGTTGGTTTATATGCTTCCCGTTTCGGCTGTATTTTACCGCCAGATAAAGCCCCATCCTCAACGATGGCAACGGCATCCGTTTTTGCATACTTCGCTTCAAAGTCACGAATATCCTCAATAGCAGACCGTTCTACCATAACGCCACCCTTGGACAAAGTGGCGATAGAGAAAAGCATCTCGGTTAATACTTTGTTGTAATACAGGGCAGGCTCTTTAAGTGAGTTAACCATACCAACCCACATTTTATTTTGTTCGTCATAATCACCAGTTTTGAATTTAATGGTGAACCCATCTTGGACAGGAGACTTATAAGCGGTAAAGCATTTGTTCCCAGACACAACGGCGGAATAATAAACGCGGCGATTAAACGAATCAAATTCGATCATATCGCCAAAGAACTCTTCTAATTTCGCTTTTGTTTCAGCGTCAGACGACACAATCTCGTCTTTTGGATTGTATCTATATTCTCCGTCCTCTTTTTGTTCCGATGCAATAACTTCGCAGCGTTGCAGCGCAAACAAATATTCCGGCGTATTCGGATCCATAGTCAGAAGAGGATTTTTAGCACGATAGAACTTTTCGATATCGTACCATTGATAGAAATAGACCTTCACGATCCGTTGCTCTTGGCTTTCCCAGTCGTAAATTTCTTGGATCTTATCATATCGCCCACCGCGCTTATAATAAACACGGTTGCCAGCGTCCACATTTGTATCACGTTCGAAATCCTGTTCTGTTGCATCATCAAATAGCTCTAATGCTTCCTCAAGTGGATAATCTTTTTTATAATACACCCACTGCGAATCAATAAGGTTCTGCGCCCGAGCCATAGGATCCCAACCAATAGCCCGCGGGTCAAGACGACCCATAAGAATCTCGCCATTTGGATTTCTGCTCGCATATCCCTGCCCATAAGTTAAAGCTGTCTCAATTGCCCCATAACCGCAAACCAGCATGTCGCCATCTTGCTGTGTTTCAATATGATCCGCATTTGCATTCTCACGGCAATAATTAGACAAGCTGTTAGCATATTTGCTATACATTTGCTGTAGTTCTTGCGCGTCAATCTGGGCGATGTATTCCGCTTTACGGCGGTTCTGTGCCATAAACCCTTTTACAGCATTCACATATGGCTTAACTTTGTTGAATTGTACGAGAGTGGTTCTCTTCTGGCCGTGTCCGTCTGCGAATTGCAAGCGGTCTGTGTATTTCATAAAGTCACCGGCATAGAACGCTTGGCAATCGCGTGTGTTGTCGTATTGAGAACCAAGGCCTTTTTCAGACACGCCTTTATGTTTACGCCATTGAATGACGATCTCGTCTTTTGTCTTCATTTCCAAACCTGTCTAATAAATTGAATTATTTCGTCATCAGAAAAATCATGAATAGATGCTTTTCTGGTTTTCCTATTAAGAAGATAATCTTGGAAGGATTCCCCGCTAGTTTCGCAAAATGCTATATCGTAGCTTTTTATTTTTTTCATTACTTCCAAATATTCCGGCACCTCTTCAGGAAGAGGGCTTCTTGATCTAATCCTTTTTACTTTATCTTTTAAAAGCAAATCAACTTTATTAACGGATTTTCTTTTTGCCTCTTTTAAGGTCATGCCGTGATGGTAATTAACTCCCAACATTTTAGCTAATTCATTTGTTTTCATACTACCATCCTACCCAAGCACTTGCGGCATCGTTTTCTGTTTCACTTGACCCAATTAAATCAGGTTTCTTCAACCGTGGGAAAGTTGCGTTTAGCTCTTCGGAATAAATACGGCTAAGAGCATCAAGACAATCGTCATGTTTTGAAACCGGAAACATTTCCATTTCTGTTTTGATAATTTCAGAAACCAGATCAAATGTCAATCCCCGCGTGTCAGTATACATGATTTTGTTTGGAAAATACCAATTTCCTCTTTCTAAATCTGGGATTAATCGACCAATACGATCAACCTTTGACATAGAACCACCAAGTTCGATCATGTTAAATCTGTAGTTTTCTTCTTCCATTTTGAGTTGGATATAGTGCGTATCGGTCATCATCCCATATTTTTCATACCCAACTTTTGCGGGGCGACCAGCAAGGCCAGACCATTTTCGGTGAAGTTCAAACAAAGCGTCAATTCGTTCTGTCGGGTTAAACTTATCCCTAACTACATCAAGTAGGTATTTATTCCCATCTGTGTTAAGGCCAACAACTACAAACGCCGTCCAGTCCGATTTCTTCTCTCTTCGCCGTGCAATAGATAAATTAGGATCGTTTGATATATTAGCAGGATCGCATAATATATAAACGTTCATTGTCCTAGGGTTAACTTTATTGTAATACTTAACCCATTCTTGTTTTAACATCCCGCCACCAATTGGCACAGGGCTTTGCAGATATTGCCCAGCGAATGGGTAAGAACCAAGATCGCGCTCTATATCAGCTACAATTTCAGGCGTAAACCGCTCCTTATGAAGATAATCACCGTCCTTCATTGTCCAGACTTTATTTCCCAACTTAATGACAATATCCTTTCCGGTTCTATTCTGGATCGGCAGGACTAAGTGAACAACATCGCCGCCTTTGGCAATTATATGGCCAGTTGCATCGTTCTCATGCACACGTTGCTGTACACAGATAAAGCGGCCAGTCCGGCGGTCATTGAATCGTGACATAGCGGTGTTGTCGATCCATCCATTTACGCCTGTCCGGATAACATCTGAAAGAGCTTCATCTGGTTTGTTTATGTCATCTAGAATTATGTAATCAGCTCCAACCCCTGTGGGAGACTGGAACGCCGATATCGCAAGCCTGTGTCCGTTGTCATTCGTGACAAGCTGTGTCGCCATAGCTTTATCAAGGACAACCTCTGGGAATAATTTCTTATACCAGTCACTTTCTATAAGTCTGCGTGTGTCAGAGCTAAGCTTTTCAGCAAGTGGTTGTAAGCTGTGTGATGCAACAATGAATTGTGAATGTGAGTTTCTTGTAAAGCACCAAGCGGGAAACGCGATAGACACAAGGAAAGACTTAAGATTGCGGGGGGGAAGATTAATTATTAGGCTTTTAATTTCACCACGCTCAACGGCCATAAGGTGTTCCGTTAAGCATTCAATATGCCAATTCCATTCAAACTTCTGTGACGGATTAACAATATCAAAAGCGGCTTGCGCGAATGCATCAAACCGCTCTCGATACAATGCTCGCAGGAACTTAAGCTGGTCGTGCGATGCGAGTTGCTGCATTAACAATCAACCGATCACTTGACGAGTAATTAATAAATTCAACCATAACGCCACGCTTAAATGTGACACCATCATCATCAAACATGACCTGCATGCCAGATCCACGGAGATGATCGATAAGAGATTCTACACGGTCGCGCTGCGTTGCTGGTGGCTTAACAGGCTCAACATCCAAAGGGACGCTTGTGTCAAACGCTACCTCTTCCGTTTGCATATCAACAGGCTTTTGAACAACTTCAACAGTTTCTAGTTTTTCTTTACGTGGACGGCCCATGTTATTTTCCTTTTTTAGATTTGTTTGATTTACCAGATTTAGATAGACTGATCGCAACAGCTTGCTTTTGCGGATAGCCTTCTTCTGTAAGTTTCTGGATATTCTTACTTACTACCTTTCGGCTTGTTCCTTTTTCAAGTGGCATATTTATACTCCTTAACAAATTTATCGGCCAAATATTTTAGCCTCTTTTTGGATGTATTGAAAATATCCCCCTTAATACTACCAATCCTTACCAACACACCTTTATACATAAATCTTATTTCTTTCTTTCCATCACGATATGGTATAAATTTTATGCTTTTAACGTCATCCGTAATAGATATCATTGATTCAAGTAGTTTTGTTTCCATCATCCCCAACCTTAATGTTAAACCTTGCCAAAACATCGTGCTCACTTTCCCTTAGCACAATAATCTGTGACGGGTCAACTGGAAGCCCGTCTTTGCCAAGAAGAGAATTATCAACACGTTGCAACTTAGGGATATGATATTCCACAACAGACATAAACCGATCGAATGCCTCTTTCGGACTGTCTGCGGCAATATCATCAAGCCAACCATTGAGACGGTCCACGTTACCCTCAACAAACATGGCAATAGCTTCGCGGGCTTGTTGGGTTGCTTTACCTACCGCGCCCTTTGGTCTACCGTTTGGATTATTTGTTTTTCCTTTTTCTGGCACTTTATTCTATCCCCATTATTTTCTTTATAGTTTGTTTGTCCATTTTATAAATATCCTTAAATAGGCTATCGGAATATTTTAAATCCTCATTAATTCTTTTTATCGCAGCTTGTTCCGATATTTGCTTATCAAAACCAATGCGCCCATATTTCCCAATTAAATCATTTTTTGTTATTTGGGTCTTTATAGGTTTTTTAGGTGGAGTATAAGATAATCCATATTTTTCAGACAAATCATTAATAAGTTTTTCGACGCTTGACCCACCACCCATACCGCCGTCTTCTGGGTATATTTGATAGTTATGGCTATGTTTTGATGACATAGCCGATTGATTTGAATGGTCAGCTATTCGCACTGTTATTTCGCCGCCGTCTGGTTTGTAAATAGAAAAATATTCGCTCCCTGTGCCAGCGACATCTCTGGAAAATTCAATTTTATTTTGCGATAAAAAATTTTCTAATTTATCGCCATGTTTTGATGGCGTTTTATAATAATTTTTTGTCAAATCTGGTATTTTAAAAGACCCACTTTCATCTGTGACAAACTCTTTAGCAAGTTTCTGAACTTCTGGATTTTGAGCCGCTTTAACTGCGCCATAACCAGCCGCCCCTAACCCAGCCCCTAGCATTGAACCTATGGCAATGTCTTTCGCCTGTTTAGGGATTGATTTTTCATTTGAGTAGCCATATCCCGCAAGCCCACCATAACCAGCACCTGCTTTTAATGCACCAGACAATCCGCCGCCGAAACTAGCGACAGGAAGCGCAAAGCCACCAGCCAACTCTGCCGCCCCATAAACATTAGGATTTTGTTGTTTAGCTAATGCATTTGCGTTCCTTTCTTGATCACGAGCATCTTTGTAAAGATCTGAAATAGATTGATTTTGAAATAATTCTGGCGCAAATGTTTTTGCATATAAAGCCCCTAAAGCACCAACAGCTTCATCAGACATCCCAAATGTCAACCCTTGCCCCAATCCGCTGAATAAACTTTCAATAAATCCCATTTGTTTTTTCTTGTTGTTTACAAGCCCGTACATTAATTTTAAGTTAAAACTATACACAGATACCTAAA